AAATTGTGTTCCTTCTTTTAATAAAACAGATGTTACATTCAATACATTTTTTTCAGGTAAAAATGCCTCAAAAAATGGTTTCACATCGTTTGGTGATATGACTCTTTTAAAGACTTTAGTAACACCATTTACTACAGTTTCTCTTTTTGTTATTTGGTATCCTGTAATTATTCCATTTGAATCGAAATTTGGAATTTTGGTTCTATTTGGGAACCCCTCATTATTGTTTGGTGATGTAAAATCTATATCATATACGGTTTCAAATGTTTGACCTGCACCCTGAACTTGTGAACCTCTACGTAATATACCACAATATCTAATATCTTCTTTATCACCAAATGCCGGAACTGTGATTGTAAAGTCAACTAACGCAACAGATGGTCTTTGACCTGGAACTCTAAGCCCATATGTTCTTGCTATGTTATATACTGATGACCTTTGTTGAGCGTATTGTAAAACAGTTTCTTGAATACTTCTGTCGATTTGGAATTGTAGATTATCTGAAACCGCGGCATTAAGGTCTAATAAAACAGAAAATACTGAGGCGTCGTTTACGTTAGATAATAAATCAGGATAGTAAGTTTTGACAAAATTAATTAATTCTGTTCTTATTGATTGGAAATCTCTAACTGTGTATGATATTTTTTTATTTGCCATATCTTATAAATTTATAATTACGAAATCGGAACTTTCAAAAGCGCTTGATGTTACCTGGTAGTCTATTTTAACTCTTGCGGTGTGTTCTTTAGTACCAATACCTGGTACTCTGAATACTCTTTGGTCTCCACTTATTACAGTTCTATTTTCACTTTCTTCTTCGGTTGAAGCATCATAAACCTGTATGCTTGTTATTTTTAGATTAGGTATGTATGTGGTAACCGATTCTCTAATTTCAGCCTCTAGTTGTGCAAAAGTAGGTCCATCCAAAGGTTCAAAAATGTATTCATATAATCTAGTACCAAAATCAGGTAAAAAATATCTTGTACCTTTTCTAGTTAATAATAGATGTATTAAATCTGTTCTGATTTCTTCATCCGGTGTATCTGATAAATCTAAATACCTACCGTCAAAAGAATCTCTGAATGGGAAATTTATACCATATGTTTTGCCATTTGCCATATGTTATAAATATAATGTCGTGATATTTTAACTAAATAGTGTAAAAATAAAAATCCCGACACTAAGTCGGGATAACATATCAAATTTTTTTAATTTTAAATTCTTTAAAAAACTTAGGATAACTTTCTAAATACCCTTGGTACGTTTCATCATCGACATTGATATCTTCTGCCATCCAATACCAATAAAGATTATTATTTAATTTGAAACCATAGTAGTCGTGTATATTTTTTTGTAACTCAACTTCTTTATCTGCGTAATTAAGTTGTCCAACACATATAAACCCAGATGTAACATCTTTTATAACATTGGACTCATTACCAGGTACAAATCTATTATTAACCCAATTTAATCTTTCTATTAACTTTTGGTAAAACATGTTAGCACTACCCCATCTTATGGATGTGAAAAAAATAACACAATCAGATTCAAATAATTCTTTTGATATTTTCCATAACTCATCATCTTCGTTATGTATGGACGCCCAACACCTATGATATCCTGATGGATTTTTTTCTTTATCTTTTAATAATGCCTTTTTAACTCCACAATGATTCCCATCTTCCCTTGATACATTACCTTCGCATGGATAAATGTTCAAATCGGGAACATTTATTAATGTAACATTGTCTAATTTTTCCGCAATAACTTCAGCTATTATTGTAGATTTAGGTGCCTGTTTTTCTAATATTTTTTGATATCTATTAGAACAAGTTAGAAACAAAACTTTATCAAACTTTTTAAGTACTTCAATTGTTTTGTCTATATTTTTGAAATTTCCTGATTTCATATCTAATAAATACTACGGTGTTATCCATTTTTCTCCTTCCCAATATTCAACACCAGTTATTTCTAACTTATAAGGAAAATAGTCTTTGTAGGATTCATATATATATAAATAATTTTTTCCTTGTGTTTTTCCGTAATTACTTAACGATAATATTGAATCTTTTCCAAGTGAAAATTTAAACATGTTTTGTATAAACGATGTTTCCAATCCTAATAATGCGTTTTCGAATTCCCTAAATCTAGTGTATGCAACAACCTCATTATCAAATTTAACTTCCATGATTTTTAAATCATCAAAACTTGAGTTGTTATTGTAACTATCAAATAAATCAAAATTCTTTTCCTTAAAATAATTTGTAAAAAACAAATCTACCTCAGTTTTTTTATCAATATAATTAAAAATACTAATTTTTAATTGTGATAATATTTTTTTTCTTTTGTATGATAAAACTATTTTATCATTATTTATTCGACAACTTTTGGATTGATACCAATAAAGTGGTGGTTGAAGGTTTGGTAAGAAACCAAGTTCTAAAAGTTCATGTTCTTTTTCCCCTTCAGGAATTGCAAATGCCTCACAAAAAACTCTATCATTTTGAACATGACCGTGTAAATGGTCAAAGATTATTCTCATTTTTGTATTTTAAGTCTAAGTTATCGTATTCTTCAGAACGTTCCTTATTTGATTCCCCAGCTTCTAAATTAGTATGGTCGTAATTAAAAACGTCAGTATCAGGAGTTACCCACCTTCCATTCCTTTCCGCAGTCCAAAGTGTAGTATTATATTTTCTATTTATAACAATATCTTGTTTAACAGTGAAAGATGGGTCGTGCATTATTAAACGATTGTTTGGTTGAATTGCGAAATTACCATTATCCATTTGAATAAAATGTCCACATTTATGCTGTGATGGGAATTCACTTAAACCAAAATCAGTATCACTCATATCGTCTGAACTTCCCCAATCTAATGTAAATAAATAACGTCCCGAATATTGAACCCTTCTTCTTGATGTAAACTTACAAGTTTTATTTTTCAAAATAGGAAATGCGGTTACTCCAACATGATAAGTAAACGAATCCCATAATACTAATTCATCTAATTCTTGTTCAGGTGCATCTTCTTTCCAACAAAAAGCATGTATTGGCATTCTCCACCACAATCCACCATCTTCCATCATAAAATGGAATAATGGTGCTTGAGCAGGTATTGACGACATTCCAAAAATATAACATGGAAATTTTTTATCAAAGGAATCTTCTTGATTTCTTAAAAAGTTACCTCTTATATATGCCTCAACAATAGGTATTGGCGTGTTTAAATACGACATAATTTATAAATTTTTTAATAATTAAGATGAACATCCAAAACATTCGACCAAACTACTGTCGGGTCTTGGAGGTAAGTTCATTTTACTGTAATCAACATCAGGTAATGGTTGTGGTTTTGACTCTTTACTAATATCAACCGCCAAGTGTTTTGCCCCTGTTGATATAGCCTTTGTTCTAACGTAATAACACATAGTTTTTAATCCGTTTTCCCAAGCCCTAAAGTGAGATGAAGTGATTTTTGATACTGTTGGATTTGCCAAATAGATATTCATTGATTGAGATTGGTCGATAAATGGTGCTCTATCAGATGCCATATCAATTAATTCTTTTTGTGAAATCTCCCAAATCGTTTTGTATTTTTTCAACAAATGTTCAATTCTTTTTACTTTTTTGTTGTAGTTTTTATCCTCAGCGTCCAAGTATTTGTTGAAATTAATTGATTGGATTGAACCTTCATTTATAATAATTTCGTTTTTAACCGCTTCGGTCCAAATACCAATTTTTTCAAAGTCAGTAATCAGATATTTGTTAACAATCATAATTTCTCCACCAACAACTCGTCTGTTAAATAACGCTGAGTGTGCGGGTTCTGTCATTTCATAAGAACCTGTGATTTTTGCCGATGATGCTACAGGCATTTGTGCGGTGGTAAGTGAATTACAAACACCAAAGAATTTAACACTTTCTTTAAGTGAGTTCCAATCCCACATTCCTGACAAATCACTCTCATTTAATCCCCACATATCAAATTGGAATATTCCTTGAGACATTGGCGACCCTTTGAAGAAGTCATATGGTAAATATTCTGCGGTTTTGCATAAGTTATTTGATTCGTAAATCGCTCCGTAATAGATAGTTTCAAAGATGTTTTTATTTAGTTTCTTTGCCTCATCAGAAGTGAAAACGTAGTCCATTAAGTAGAAAACGTCGGCCAATCCTTGAGTTCCGATACCGATTGCTCTTTGTTCTAAACCACCTTTTTTACCCTTTTCTGTTGAGTAATAATTAATATCGATAACTTTGTTAAGTGCTCTTACGACCTTACGAGTTTCTTCAAACAATCTTTGGAAGTTGAACTTACCGTCTTCAATGAAGTTTTTCAAAATCATAGACGATAGTGTACAAATCGCTGTAGTTTTTTCATCAGTGTATTGGTAAATCTCGTTACACAAATTTGATTGTTTGATTACACCAATATTCTGATGGTTTGTCTTTTTGTTTGCGTTGTCCTTTGAGCAAAGGTATGGAACGCCAGTTTCAATTTGTGATTCGATAATCTTATACCATAATTCTTGAGCCTTTATTTTTTTACCTAACCCTAAACTTACCGCCTTGTTATAGATTTCTTCGTATTCCTCACCGTAACATTCTTGTAGTGGTTTTAATCCCGCTTTACTAATGTCATCAGGACAGAATAAATACCAATCAGATGATTCGCGAACCGCTCTCATAAAGTTATCAGGTAACCATAAAGATGTGAAAAGGTCTCTCGCTCTTAACTCTTCAGGACCTGTGTTTTTCTTAATATCCAAAAGGTCAAAAATGTCTTTATGCCAAGGTTCAATATAGATGGCCGCACTTCCCGGTCTTCTTCCTTGTTGGTTAAAGAATCTCAAAGATTCATTCACGATTTTAAGATACTTTAATAATCCGCCTGCAAATCCACCTGATGAAGAGATACGAGTATCTTTTGACCTTAGATTACTCATACAAAGTCCGATACCTGCGGCGTCTGATGAATATGTTGAGATGTCTTTTAATGTGTCTAACAAACCTACTCTTGAGTCGTCGTTATTGTAGTGTAATACACAAGATGCTAGTTGAGGTACTTTGGTTCCCGCATTAATCATAATAGGAGTTGCAGGGGAAATAAGTTGGTTTGACAGGGAATTATAGTATTCAACAGCCTCTTCAAAAGATTTTGTAACCCATAACGCGACTCTCATATACATATGTTGAGGTCTTTCAACTGACACACCATTTGAGTTCTTTAGTAGATACATCTCTTGTAGTGAACGCCAAGCAAAGTAATCAAAGTTATAATCCAATTCGTGGTTAATTACCTCATCAATTTTGTCTTTACCATAGTATTTCATAGTTAAAATAAGG